TGGCGAGAGAGTTCAACGCTTCAACGCGTGCCGTGTCGATGGCTCTTCAAGGGCAGACGATGACTCGTCAGGCCATACAGATTCGGAATAAGTATATGCAGAAATATGTAGAGCCTTATCTGTAACATTGTAGCGTATGCAAAGTTTCAAGTATCCGGGATTACCAGAAAACTCGTTTATAGTAAATAAGCCGGACGATGCCATTAAAGTATTCAAGGAATTATGCAACTGTGACGTGAAACTTTGCGTATTTCCACACAACGGATGGACGACATACTATATTTCCGAGGACGCAAGGTGTTTTGGAATCAAATGGCTGAGACTAACGGATAAATACGCCGCATACGAAATGAGCCATGCATCTGATATCTGGAAGCCGAATATGATGCCAACCTTCCTGTTAAGACCAGAACTCGGACACCAAGTCAAGGTACGAGCAGATAAAATGGTTTACTGCACATTCATTCTCGGAGAATGGCGAAGAGATATACAGCCGAAGTACAGGGATGGTGATAAGTACAACTGCAAGCTGAGCAACCTTTATTTAGAGAGCGATATAGTTAGAGACTTCACACCAATCCGTAACAGGATGGAGCAATATGCAGACCTTTACGATGGATATTTTATGTACGTAGCAAGGTACGTCGTATATTGTACAAGGGGGGGGTGCGGCATAGATGAAGCCAAAGATGCTACACAGGATGCATTTATATACCTAACAGGTAAAGGATATGATTTTAACCTTGGCCACTGGATGAAATACGGGAAGCTCTTAGGTATCCGAAATATACGCAAGGAGAGAGTGGTAAATATAGATTTTAATCCTATCGGCCGAATGGATGACGGATACGAAATAGATGTGACAGAGTTTATATCAAATCCAACGGCGAAGAAGTACATAGATTTATATCTGGAGGGATATGAGCAGCACGAAATCATGCGGATGCTTGGTGTAGAACGGTCGCTTTTATCCTACCACATACGACACAGCCGGAAGATTATCAAAGAAGAATTGAGCAAAGATATCAAATGGCTTATGCTTGGATAACAATTTGGATAACCGAAATAATTAAAAAACAAACACACTTATGGAAACATTCATCATTGAATTGAATTACGAGGAGGCAAAGAGCCTCGTGTATGCCACCAGACGCATGGCCGGCCGTCTGGGGGGGGGTAGCAGGCGTAAATGGAATGCGAAACGCCTAACGACCCTGAAGAAACAGTACAGCGAGCAGAAGAACATCGACGCGGTATGCTTAGCCGCTAACGGCGGAAAGATGGAGCTGCTATCCGGAGAGAGCGGAAGGCTTAGAGAAGCCATCCATGCGATGCAGGAGCATCACGAGTTCGAATACCGGCGCGCCGACATGCTGCATGATATATGCAAGCGGATACGCGAGAAGCTTCCGGAACTACCGAAGGAGGGTGCTGCATACGAAGTAGCATAACAGGATAGCGCACACGGTAAGGCTCTTATTAAGACGGAGCGTGATATAAGGTTATCTTGTGTGAGTTCCCTACAATCGCGTTCGCTCACAGACGGCTGTGGAACAATACCCTGCCGGCCGTTGTAACTGAAAGGCCCGGACTCGCTAACGTGCGCTTTTATTAGCCGGATGCAGGCACTACTGTAGGTACGCAATCGGTCATGGAGGAGAGATTCCAAGCGCAAAACATGACTAACCTACAGATAGGGAGGCTCGGTTCCTCCTCCGGTTACAAGATTGTTCATTGAAATATATCGAGGTTGGCTCGCTATTAAGACACGAGAGGCTTCTGTAGGCAGGGGGCAAGTAACATCCCTGTAGGTTTTCGGCTCTGGTACCCGCCTCGATGATTTTTGAAATATGACGAAACGACAATATATAGAGGACGCATGGAAAATCTATTGCAAGGTTTACAGCATTCCTCATGACGAAGCAAGTGTGTACACCTCCGGCGGTCATTGGTACGGCCAATGTCGCCGACGTGAGAGGAACGGGTACGACACCACTCTATTGTCCGAATGGCTGATAGCCTTTAAGGTGAATGGCGAGACAGCCGATTTCGGAGCTAAGTTATTACACAAGTATGTTCATTGAAATACATCGAGGTAAGCTCGCTATTAAGTATGACGAATGCAGAGAAAAAGCTTGGGAATTTAATAGCAAAAATGAACCCGTCGCAGAATTTTATTGACAATTTTGATTTGTTTCTTAACCTTGGACTATCGCTATTCATAGCCAACCAAAGTGAAGAAATGCAAAAAACGTTCATTGAAAATATACAAAACCCATACTACCAAGATGCCATGAAGGTATTTTGCGAAGTATCGGCAAATTACCATGACTGCTTTGGAGAGGTGTTTATGGAACGTATATCGCATGGTGAGCATTGCCAGTTCTTTACACCTCAGCATATCGCAGAGCTTATGGCAAAAGTGATACAGCCAGATGGAGACGGCATCTGGGATATGGCCTGCGGAAGTGGTAGATTATTACTCGGAGGCCTAAAGAAGGCACGAGAAAAAGGTAATGAGCCGTGGATGTATGCCGGCGACCTTGATAATAGGTGCTGTAGGATGACGTTACTAAATCTCTGTATAAACGGAGCAAGGGGTGAAGTTCGCAATGCCAACGCTATGACCGGTGAATGTTTCGGAGTATGGCACATAGACAGACTGCTAATTGGAGGTATTTGGACTTCTTGGGTTTGGTATTATGATAAGAATACAGACATGGATGCATTAAATGCCAGCCGACAAAAGCAGATAGAGGAATTAACATACAAAGGCGTAGTTTTTGACTATGAACAGCCTATAAGGTGAACTTTAGATGGACGAACAAAACAACATAGCAGAAGTAAATCTGAGCAAGTACCGATTTGACGGTAGCTGGAATTGGTATCAGGAGGCGAGCCGTAAGTTCGGAGCCGATACCACCCTCCAGATGTGCGTATATCTCGATGAGATGGCCAAACGGCTAAAAGTAGGCGCATATATCGACATACCAAAACTTGTCAAGAACCCGGCGAAGCTTGAGTTTGTAGTTAAGATTGCATGTGTAGTATGTGTCAGCGCGACGCGCATGGCCACGGGTCCGTTCTTCGAGATGAATAAGACCTATACCAAGTTAATCAGAGTAGCATAATCTATCATCTATATGGATAAAATCTATTTTCATATTTACAAAGGCAAGCCGCTGAGTCAGGAGGATAACCGCGAGGAGGTTCCGGAGCTGCATATACTGGTTCAGTTCAGCGCTCCGGAGATACACGCTCCGCTGATGGACGCCATCGGGCGCCACATTAAGCCTCATGGAGAAGTAGCGGAGTACGTAAAGGATATGCGCAGCGGCCATGGTATTATAGATGTCGCCTTTACAGCCGGCACATTCAGCATCGACGCCATTCCACAAGTCAAAAGCAGCATAGAGTCATTCTGCGCACTGAACAATTATCCCGCACACTTTTTCATAGGAGAGCCGGCATGTTAGTACTGAATATTTATACGAAGCCGTACTTGGCCGAATATGCACGGCATAAGTATCCAAGCCCGATAAAGGATGTGGTGCAGTTCCCGGCCGCCTCGCTGGTGAATCACGCGATAGCCAACAGTCTCATCAAACGGCCGGCCAATCCCGTGGAGAGCAAAGGCAACCTTCTTGTGATGGTGAACGAGAAAATATGCAACCTGAAGGATATCGAGACCTTCAACTATCTGACATTCGATGGTGAGAACAATGTGAGCGAGAAGCTGATGTTAGATTTTGACATGTTTCTTCACAGCTACATGGACCACGAGCGGTATCAGTATGGCGTCGATTACAAAGACAGCGTACAGGCGTTTATCAAGAAATACCATCTGAGCGGCAAGGTGACTCCGGAGGCATTGCTGAAGAAGCATGTGAGGTGGAAGAAAAAGGTGATGACTTGGCGCACAGAAAGCGTACAGCTGAAGATGAAATTTGATAAATAATATATCCCATGGCAAAAAAATTCACATACAAGCGAAAGTCGTTCTCCGGATGTGACTCATGCATACCATGTTGCGGTAATTGCGACCTAATGGATATGTATGTTACCACACAAGAGGCCAAGACGTTTGCCGAGAAAGGAGCCAGCGCGGCATTCAAGGACGCGCGCGGAGAGATTATCGGAAGCGAAGCTGACCGCTGGAAGACATTCTGCACGCGAACCGGCGCAACTGTGCGCGCAGATTATAGCTGCAAGCACCATGTATGGAGCAAAGACGCATGGGTAAAAGAAGAAGAGACGACATTATGCTAAGTGAAGACCTAATTGAAAAAGTCAAGTCCGCTAATCCTATCGAGGATGTAGTAGCCGAATACCAAACTCTGAACAAGCGCGGCGCTAATCTATGGGGATTATGCCCATTCCATGCCGATAGGCACCCGTCGATGAGTGTGAGCGCATCGCGCGGAATTTTCAAGTGTTTCGTTTGCGGCGAAGGTGGTAACGCCTTCAAGTATGTGCAGCAAGTCGAGGGCATGACCTTCGTCGAGGCCGTGCGTATGTTAGCCGCAAAGAAGAACATCGAGATTCCGGAGGATATGGAAGAGAGTCCGGAGGAAAAGAAGCGCCGGTTAGAGCGCGAAAAGTTAGTCCGGGATAACGAGCAGCGCCAGAAAGAGTATGAGCGCGCCGGCGAGGGTGAGCAGAACTTCAGCGACTATCTGGAGAAGCGCAGCATCTCGAGAGAAGCGGCCAAGGCTTTCGGTCTTGGCTGGTGTAATGCCGGCGAGTTCCGGAACCGTATCACCTATCCGTTCTATAGTCAGAGCGGCGTGGTAGTAGGATGGACGGCCCGGACATTGGACCCGAACGAGCGCGCGAAATACAAGAATAGCGCGGAGAGCGTGCTATTCAAGAAGGATAGCCTGTTATTCGGTTTGCGGCAAGCTTCGAAAGATATACAGCATGAGAAATGCGTATATATTGTAGAAGGTCAGAATGACGTCATCCGGATGTGGATGTGTGGATTCAGGAACACGGTAGCCGGCAGCGGTACCGCCTTTGGAGAAAAGCAGGTGCAGTTACTGAGGCGCTACTGCGACGAGGCTATTCTGATGTATGACGGCGACGACGCCGGCAAGAACGCCACCCTGAAGAGCATGAAGTTATTACTGAAGGCGGGCTTTAAGGTGAAGGTGGCAGTCATTCCGATGAATGAGGACCCGGACAGCTGGTTACTGCATGTCGAGCAGAAGAAAGCTGAAGATATGACACTGGCTGTGATAGTGGCAAATAGGACCAAGCCTTGGTCGGAGTACCTGAGCACTATCTATCCGGCGGGCGATGACCCGGCCGTGGCGTCCAAGAACGTCGAGCAGATAGCCAAAATGATTGCCTGTGTACCGGATGATATCTATCGCAAGAAGTTAATCAACAGACTTGCTATCAGCTATCAGGCGGAGTCGGGGGATGTGCGCAGCATCGTAAACAAGAACCGCATCGCTGAAGACGATTGGAAGGGCGACATCTACGGCGTCGATGATGCAGAAGAACTACGGAAGGTTTATGGTAATAATCTGATACTCACCTTCAGTAAAGATTACTTCTTCCAGCATGTCGATGAGGCACCCACTATTCTATGGGTGGGAGGCACGAATAAGAACGCCGTGCAGAAGCTGCGCGGATGGGAGTCTATCACGATGCGCAAAGAGGAGTTGGCCGGCGACATTGAGGACGACCAAGAGCCGATAGCATTGCAAGTGGCCAAGGCTATCCACGGAGACGGTTTGCGCGTACGAGTATGCATTCCGGAGACAGACGATGACGGCGCAAAAGTAGAGCGTATCAGCGGATTTACAGAGTGGTATTTGAGTCGGCGCACAGACACGCTGACAGACGAGACGACGAGTGACGAGCGCGCAGACATCATCAGACAGTGTATGCGCGTCATCGCAGACAGCGATGCGACGACTCGTGAGGTTAATAGCGCGGAGTTCCGGAAGATGTTACGATTGCAAGTCGGCAGCTACAACAAACTACTCAATGAGATATTGGGCAGTAAGAAAGACCGGCGTGAAGCGGAGCGGAGGCGCACCGAGCTAAGCGACAAGATTCTCAATATAGACCTGTACGACATTCCAAAATATGTGCAAGAAAATGAGGTATGGAACAAACAATATCAGCAGTTTGGTTTTTACCCGGTACTCAAAGACCCCGAGAAATGCGACGAATCCTATCCGGTAGCCTATGCCTTCAAGAACGAAAAGGGTAATGGCCATACGGTAGTGAGCGATTTCTATATGGAGGCGCTGCTATTCGTGGACCCGGCCACCGACCACAGTAAGCGCGTCATCCGGTTGAATCACATGTACGGAGGCAGGCAGTATGTGGAATGGCCATCCGATGCCTTCGTGAGCTTACAAGACATGAAGAAGAGGCTGTTTGGTGCCGGCGCGTATAATTTCAACGGCTCGCCACAACAGTGGGACAAGATACGCCAAGTGCTCAGCTATAACTTCATCGACTGCTATGAGGCGCGCGTATTCGGATGGCAGCCTGAAGGCTTTTTGATGCTACCGAACGCCGTCTATTATCCGGACAAGGACGGAGAGTGGAAGTTGGAGTACACCGATAACTTGGGCGTAGCCGAAGTGAATAACATACGTCTATACAGCCCCGCCTCCTCGAGTATCCGGTTAGGCGGCCGCAAAGAGGATAACCCGTACGAGCAGGACGAGTATGCATTCTATCTCGAGCCACAAGAGAAAGACCGGATGGAGTTCACAGAGTGGGCAGGGCTTATGGACCGCGTATTTCAGGTGAACGAAAATGGCAAATGGGCAGTTATCTTTGCCATCGCGTGTAGCTTCCGAGATTTGATATACAGCATCGTGGGCAGTTTCACGGCTTTGTGCTTCGCCGGTCCTACAGGTTCAGGCAAAACAGAGTTAGCTTATGGTATCCGCGGATTATGGATGCGGCGTGACGCGGCCGTGTTTAACTTAAACAGTGGCTCTGATGCAGCCTTCTTTATTGTGCTCGAGCATTTCCGGAATATGCCGGTTATTATGGAGGAGTACAACGACAACGGCATATCGCAGATTAAGTTCCAAGGTCTGAAGAGTGCCGTATATGATGACAAAGGTCGTACCAAGGTAAAAGATATCGCGAACAAGAGCCTCGATACCAGCAAAACGAACGCAGCGCCTATCCTATTAGGTCAGGACACCCCGCAACAGGATGACGGTTCATTGAGTAACCGCGTCATCATATGCGAGGTGCATAAGAAAGAGGAAGGCTTCGATAAAATCGACAGCGAGCTATTCGAGAAGTTGAAGAAGCAAGCGGATTTAGGCATGGGTAATATCCTATGCGATATCATCCGGCAGCGCCCAGTCTTCGAGCGCTATTTCAAGCGGTATTTTAATGAAGAGGTAGCACGCATGAAGGACGACGCATGGGATTCGGCCACCAACAAGGACGGTCTGGAGCGTGTTATCCGGAGTGTAGCTATCTTATCGGCCACAAGCCGTCTCGTAGGAGAGCAGTGCGACATAACCTTGCCATGGGAGCACAAGCACTTCTACGAGATGGCTATTTCGAAAGTCCTTACGCAAATGGAGAATATATCGACGACAAGCAAACTCGGTAACTTCTTCTATAGTCTGAATACACAGCTGAGTATCGGCAGCGTCATCGCCGGCCGTGAGTTCAAAATCAGCGAGTGTACGTCCAATATACTGACATTCACCAGTAACAAGAAAGAGAAGACCGCCGAGGTAGGTATAGGGTGCAAAATCTTGTACATACCGCTGGAGGCGGCCTATCGGGCGTACGCGAAAGATGTGTTCGGAAAGGATGCGCTGAGTAAGCAGACGCTGACGAACTACTTCCGGAGTCATAGCGCGTACATCGGTTCTATCGACAATACACGCTTCAGCTGGGAGGCACTGGATGCAGACAAGCGAACGATGGTAAAGCATAGTACCTCTACCAGTGCGTACATGTTCAAATATGATATCCTATGCGAGCAGCTGAATGGCATCGACTTCGAGCGTACGGTGAATGCCGCTGAAGAGAAGCCCGCCGAGACGGCCGCGCCGGCAGAACCGGCAAGGAATAACGAACCGGAGATAGACGGTATCGACCCGAAGAAGGACCCGTTTGCATAAAAACAACACACAATAACTAACCAAAAAACAACACATTTATGGAAGCAAAATTCAAAAAAGGGGACACCGTAAAAGTCCTCGAGAACCGACTGAATCCAAATGCCGTCGGCAAAAACGGAGTTATCATCCAAGTTTACGAAGACGCGAACACAAAGGAGCCTTTGTATCGCGTACGGTTGACTAATCGCAAGTCTCCACTAAAAGGCTTAGCGGAAGAGTACTGTCTGGAAAAGGTGGAGGAGTGAGTATGGCAAAGAGATTGTATTATGTTCGGTGCGTAGCAAAGCTCGGGCACGGGACGCAAGCCGAGAGGGCAGTTAAAGAGTATAGTCAACAGTACAACAATACGGTAGTTGATAACGATGGATGGTGGTCTCTCGTTAGGCTATTAGCAGATTGCGCATGGGAGTTCAGGGACGACCATCCGATGTCTAATCTGGTCAAAGTAACTTACGAGAAGATAAACGGCGATATTTTCTTTCTTCCCGAGAATAAAGATTGTGGCGGTGCCCTGCTGAAGGTAATACCAATCCAGCAGTTCTATCTCACGCCTGAAAGAAAGATAGTGCTTAGGAATGGTAATGAATATGCAGAGGAGGAGTGAGTATGACGGACAAACAGATTGATAAGGTTAACCACCTTCAGCACCTCATCTTCGATTTCGGCAGTAAGTTGGAAGACTTCAACAATACCGAACATATGGAGATAATGAGTTATGGTTTGATAGCAGCTTTTGCGAACTACTTTTTGGATGGTGCTCCGGTGGAGGCGAACCAAGCAGCTGTTCATGCTGTTAAGAAACTGATGAATGATATTTATGATGAAGTAACAAAGGAGGAGTGAGTATGGAAAAGAACATTGCAAAGACTATTCCGGAATGGAAGGATTTAATGGCCGAAGAAGGTAAGAAGACGCACGCTAATGTCACCATTACATTCGAACTCGAGGACGGCGGCCAGTTTATTCTGAAGTACAGACTACCGAAGAAAGGAGATAAGCAATGAAGCCGGATGGAACACCAGATGTGCAGGATGTACTGACACAGGTCGATACGTTGTGGCCATAGGAAAAAGAGCAGCTGCTCGATAAGCTGATGACGCGCGAGATGCTTCAGGCAAAAGTCGGCCCGATGAGTCCTGAAGAAATCAACGATTACACCGGCCTCTACTGCTATGAAGACGAACGGAAGGCCCCGGAAGAACTTAGCATCGATGAGGCGATGAGGTACCACAGTACGTCCGAACTTATAGAATGGCTAATTGATAGGGGCGCGTCGATGACGATGTTTGCTATGCTATGTGAAAGAGGAGTAATTAAGCGGGAAAAGATAGAACCAATCTCGGATAAAGACGAGAAAGAGAATATACTGGAGTTAGCTGTCACTTATCATTGGTATGATGAGATAGAGTCCGGTCGTAAGAAGGAGGAGTATCGAAAAGATGTTCCGTACTACGAAAGACGTCTGATGTATCCGAATTCGAGTGAAGGCATATGGAAGAAATATGACGCAATCCGATTCCGACGAGGAAGGTTCGGTAAGAAGACGATGCTTTTAGAGCACAAAGGCACATGCCGTGGTATCGGGCGCCCGGAATGGGGAGCGCCAGAAGATGAGGTAGTATTTATCATTATGTTAGGAGATATCATCAGCAAATCAAAATGAGCATGGAAGAGAAGCAATATATCATTCAGTTTGATACGGCCGATGGGAATCAGGTCTATTATAGCCGTCTGAAGGGAGACTTTTATGGTACGGATAAGCGCGAACACGCGACCGTATTTAAGGGCAAAAAGTACGCCGAGCGCGAAGCAGATAAAATGCTCGAGCAGGATAATTGTTTAGTATGTTACTCAATACAGGAGGTGTAATTATGGATATAGAGAAATTTAATAATCTCATAGAAATAAATGAGAGAAAGAAGGCTATTACTGAGCGCCATGATTATTTCAGCAGAATGAGAGATATCATGTCGAATAACAACTTTAATATGGTACATGGATTAGAAGAAATCGCTGGCTTTCTAAGCTGTCGGGATAATGACTTCAAAATCATCTTTAGAGACTATTTCATGGAGATATTCCTGAAAGAAAACGATGACTTTTACGAGCAATCTGCGCAAATCGAAAAAGAGATAGAGGAGGCATAGTTATGTGGATAACAGCAGAAATACTATCAAAGCGCAAGCCGATATGGGCGCTGGAGTTCTTGGCACACTTTCCGTTTAACCGGAATCAGGAGTATGATAAAGAGGAACTGGAGAAAATCCGCTCCGTACTCATCAGCTATGTGCAGAGTTTTAGATATCGACAACGAAACAATATCTATCGCCTAATCAATACGCACGATGCTACTTATATGCTGCGGGTAATTACCATTACGCCGAAAAGTAGCGATAAGATTACCATCGCCATCACCTTCAGCGATGAAAAGCCGGTGCCCGGAAAGTGCTGCATATGCGGATGCGATGATAATCACGCCTGCTTTAATCCGGATTACGGAAATTGCCGGTGGATAGACCGGAAGCACACGCTCTGTAGTCATTGCGCTATAGAGGATATCGTAAACCACCCCGGAACACTGTGCCCGGATAACTAAATATGCCTGCACAACAGTCTATATTATTCCCGGACACGAGATATACGTTTGCAGATTTTTTCTGCGGATGCGGAGGTTTGTCGTTAGGTTTTATCCAAGCCGGACTGAAGTGTATTTCGGCTATGGATATTGCTCCAGAACCTATTGCAAGTTATTGGTATAATCTATGCTACAAAACATGGAGCCATTTATGGGTGCATCCTGAAAATGAGCGAGCTATTAAATCGCTCAAAAAACACGCGAGCGGAGAGACCAGCAACCACTTATTCCCGAATGGAGTGCCAGATAACTGGTTGAGCGTGAAGGAACCGATGCCATGCCTCAATTTATTCTGCTATTCTATTATGGATTTAGAGCCTGAGTCATGGATGGAATTATGCGGAACGCGCCCGGGGGATGTTCGTATATTTGCCGGCGGGCCTCCGTGTCAAGGATTTTCCACGGCCAACTCCAGCCGAAGCATCTATGACGAGCGTAATCAACTCCCGCTGCGGTACCTGTATTATGCTAAAGTGTGCAAGCCTGATTATGTGCTAATCGAGAATGTGCCCGGACTTGTAACGCTTGGTAAAAAGAAAGGAGACAAGCACGGCCCATTTGTCGATTGGATTGCGGAAGCTTTCGATGATGCAGGTTATAATATGACATGGGGTATCCATAATGCCGCAGATTATGGCGTACCGCAAAAACGGGAGAGAGTGCTTTTCCTCGGAGCGCGAAAGGGATTGTCTATACCCCCGATTATAGCCGGTAATTACGGAGATGGCCCGGGAAAGATACCGTATCAGACCGTAATGGAAGCTATCGGACACATGCCTGCCATGAAAGCTGGGGACAAGTGGGATGATAAACCGCACCCGTACGGATACAATCACAGGGACGGGTATGTGATTTGTCCGGAATGTCTGGAGTACAATAAAGAAGAGCGCACAACCTGTATCCATTGCGGCTGTAGCCTTGATAATCCGATTCGCGGAGGCGTGCTACAATTCCCCGGAGTTGGCGTGATGTTAGACTGCAAAAAGCCTATTGACAATGAAGAATTATACAAAATCCATATACCACCTGAGATGGTATATCCTAAAAGAGGAATGAAGTATGGATAAGAGTTTTAATGATATCCAAGCCCAAGTCGCAAGGTGCATTGCCTTGGCTAATGAGTTAGGCGGGAAATATAAGGCCAATGCCAAGAAGCGCGTAGATACTCAGTATTTCGCAAAGCTTGGAAGTCAAGTTAGAGCGGCGAGAGGCATTCCAATCTTCGGAGCAGACAGAGACCGCAAGTATCCACTAATCATTATGCAGGTGTCTAAGCCTGAACCAGAGTCTGAGCCTGTAATAGTTGAAGTGCCGAAACCCGCAAAGAAGGCGGAGCAGCAAACCCCGACGGAAAAGGCAAAGAACATGGTGTCATTTACAGCATGGATGAACGCAAGTGTGGAAAATCGCAAGAAGATTCAAGACGCAGTACGGCACGAGTTCATCACTAAGATGTACGCCCAACTTTTGCACGATTACACGGTTTGTCAGTTAGAAGGTTGGGATATGTATGAATTTCCGAGAATGTTAAGGGATGCCCTATCTGTCTGCTTTCCGAAGAAGGGCATACAACTGAGTTTATTTAACGATTGAACATGAAATTTTGAATAGTATGAATTTTTGGTTTGGGAAACGGATATCGCTGGTCGATAAGGTTATCGAGAAGGCGAAAGAAATGGGAGGCGGCATAGAACTGACATGCTGCACCTTCGAGATGCCGCAAGCGGCCGGTGTGAAATTGAATCGCGCACTGGCCGATGGCATTCTGAAGCACGTAACGGTTTATATGGAGGGCGGTCACCGGCGCAAAAAGAACTGGGTGCAGGCAATGATTAAGATGGGATGGACCGTATTTAACATTCCGATGCACGCAAAGGTGGCTATCCTCGAATCTGCCGGGGGGGTATAAGCGTTTTTCTGAGCAGTAACAACTGGCAGGCCGGCGGTAACTTCGAATTTATAGAATGTATCGACGAGTTCGACATATGCCATTTAATCAGGGCAAAGATGGTAGCAGAGCTATCCTTCCTGAAGCCGATTGAGCCGGCGTAAAAAATATGTCTTTTGATATATGACAAAAAATTAGTACCTTTGCACAAAATTTTTTGAGATATGACTAATCCATTTACCAGCGAGAATTTCCAAGAGGAAATGAAGCCGAAATTGAGCATGGCCTTCAAGGCGCTCGAGTACGAGAATATAGAGAGCAGCATCGAAAAGGTGTGTGCGGAGATGAGCGACAAGTTAGGCAGTAAAACCTACGAAGCCATCTGCGAGAAGCCCGAACCGGCTCCGGAACCTGAAGAACCTGAAATCAATCCGGAAGAGGTTAATCCGGAGGAACAGGTAGAGGAACAGGAACAGACCGCGGAAGAACCTACCGATGACGTCCGTAATGCGAACGAGATGGTAACGACAGTGAAGGCAGAGGCCCTCGATTATCTCCAGCGCGCTATTCTGCACTTTGCTCTATATCACCACATCATCTATCTGATAGCCAATGTGGATAACGACGGCGTGACGGTCACGAAGTCCGATGACAAGACCACCATCTACAAGTACCAACAGGACCAATTGGAGGAGAATTTAATCAGCGATGCATGGTTCTGGTTGAATCGGTTGATTAAGCTGCTGAATGACAATACGGGAGAGTTCCCGGACTGGGCAGGTAGCGACGAGCGCAAACAGATGGAGGACCTTCCTGTCAGCATCGCCGATTTCGAGCGCTATGTAGGTGTGAGCGACCCTACTTTCCTGTTATACGCCGCATGGATAGTGCGTGAGGTTTACCGCGAGTGCGTGAAGAGCCGGACGAAGGGTGCTTCCCTGAGCGAAGTCCAGAAACAAGCTATATGCTATGACGTCATGGCGCGCGCATGCCGTCGTCTGGCCTTCCATGCACTCCCCTCACCTATCCGGATAGACATTAACAATGAGATGGGTAAGAATCACGCCGCGCAGGCCGATACTACCATTCGCGAGAAGGTGGCCGGCGTGTTTGCGGAGAAAGCAGCTGCATACTGGAAGGCTGTCGATGCAGAGTTGCAAGTCAAAGAGGAGCAGAGCGCAGCGGTGTACAAATCTGCCCGGGTAATTAGTGAACGTGATAAATTTGCCGTATCGTGAAACGTATAAAGACATCCGGTAAAGATTTACTCCTTCCGGAAGACTGGATGGAGATAAGCGAGAAGCAACGCCGCAAAGGATTCGAGTTACTGATACCGGTAATGGCCGGCGTCATGGACCCGTTTGAATGGCAGTTGCACATGCTGATTGAGATTACCGGTTACAAGCCCTCGAGAGCGACACGCCGCGCACTATTAGGCTACAAGCAGCACACGGTACGGGATACGGTCATCGAGAATTTGCGCCGGTTGGCCGAGCAGTTGGATTTCGCCTTCAGCATCGAAGATAACAAGGTGCAAATCAAATACGATATGCATGATTGCCCGTTTGAACTATTCAAGGGCAAAGGCGTACAGCCGCATTTTATCCGGGAACGCCTGATAGAGACCAATCTGACCGCCGGCATCTATGCTGAAGCAACACAGATTCTATCCATGGTAAACGATAAGGATAATGACGACGATGACCAGTTGTACTATATGGGTAAATTGGCAAAAACATTATGGCGCGTGGAGACGAACGCCCACGCAACAGAGCCTACTCCGGTTGAGCTACTGGCTGTGACGGTGTGGTTCACCGGAGTGGCTTTGTTTTTCCAAGAGCATGATATTTACAGCGTGCTTTTCGATACCACCAAATCGGAATTGGCCAAGTCCGAAGACCATATCTCCTTGGGAGTTCAGGAGATTATCTTGGAATTAGAGACATCCGGTCATCAGGATGTACGCAATATGGGATTGCTCGAGTTTTTCGACGCTCAAATCAAGCTGCTGAAGGACCGCATCTCAGAGGCCAAGTCCGGCGGCTCTTCTGTAGCCGATATCGTAAAAAATACCGGTCTGTCTATCAATACCGTTACCCGATTATTATAAATAACAGATAAGTATGGATTTAGTAGAGTTATACCGTTATTTTGCAAAGTTTGTGCCAATAGAGGTACTGAAGAAAAACTATGTCAAGTCTGCTACGGAGAAAGACGCCGCGCAGATTCAGGCGGAAGTGCTTAATGACGAGAGCGACCGCCGCATCAGCTCGATAGGCGATTTCATCTTTATCGGTGATTCCGATTTCGTGCTTCAAAAGTTACGGAACAGTAACAAGCAGCTGCTGATGGTCGATTCGGACAAATTGGATTACAATCCCGGAGTGGATGATGGCGCCAAGATGTCATTGGGCGTGAGTGTATGCGAGCACTATAACCGTTCCAATACGGATGTAGTAAGCGAGTTGGCCATGCAGAACCGGTGTCTGGAGACGCTGAAGAAGATTTGCAGAGCCATATCCGGAGATGCCGAATCTGGGTGTTTACTCGGAATGCACATGGAAGGCGATTTTGAGATTCGATTTTTGGATGCCAAGGCCCTTAACGGACTTATCGGCTATACGGCATTCTTTACCTTTATAGCAAGTGATTATGGAGAAGCAACAACTGATTAACCAACAGCGCATCGTAGCTGAATGTCTGAAGAGTGCCGGCGACAGACACGCCGTCATGGAGTATCTGACGATGGTAGGCCAAGATTTACATCCTACTATCTTGGGTAAAGAATATCTGATAGCCGGTTGCATCAGCCGCACCGTTTTTAAGGTTGATTTCGGTACCGACGGAATTATCCGGATAGCCGGCGACAGTCAGAGCTTCGTTATGAAGGGAGTTATCAGCCTTATGGCCGATGCCCTGAATGACTGCGGCGCAGCTATAATAAGAGAGGTCGGTATCACATGGGTGAACGATGCCGGTTTACTGGAGTTGTTAACCCCGCAACGCCAAGGCGCTATCCGTCAGATGGCCGAGCGGATATATCGCGCATGTGACGCATGGTTACAGAAGGAGTCGTAAAACATGAGATGATAGTCCAGACGATTCAGTGGGGCCTCGATAAGTTACGCCGCGCGCAGATAGAACGTCTGAACACATCACGGTCGGCCATTCTCGAGTCCGGATTCAACTGGGACGCCTTGGTAAGCGGAGTGGCCGGCCGTCAAGATGGCGTCATCGGTTCCAACGGCCACTATCGGATAGTGATTCCGGTAGATAAGCACCTGCGTTTTGCCGACATGAAGAAATTGGGTGCGCATAAAGGTCCGCACGCGATGGTATATAACCGTCCTACATGGGGAGTCTTCTTTGGACGCGATGACAGTGTACGTACACGCCTCCGGACGGGCATAAGCGACGCTGCACGCCAAGAGATACTGAAGCAGCTACAGGCAGCCTTCGAGTTAACCGGTGCTTTTAAGGCTGCACAATACGACCATTGAAGTAAGCCCTGACAGACGGCTCAAAGTCTGTTGACAAGTTCAGATTTTTTTCATAGTGGTAAGATTTAGTTAAGTCATCAAGAAAAAAGCTCGTCGGGAGACGGGCTTTTTCGTTTACTATAAGTTTACTATAAAGTTTACTTTATGCCGGTAAATCCTGCATAGCCTCCGGACAGGTCGTGATGGTCGGCTATATTGAGGTATTTTCTCGAGAACTCACCCCATAGAAGGTACATAAATGCAGAAGCTATCTGTGTAGAACCGAACGCCTGCTCTTCAAACGGTTTTTTCTCTGAAGACTTGTCGAGTTCAACCTCGCCGCCTGTACGCTTCAGCGGCGAGTTATAGATAGACGATATCAGTGCCTCGCATTCATTCTCGTCTATCCGGATTTTTATTACCGGCAGTCCGTGCACCTGAAAATCGTCTTTACCACTGAAGAGCCTCGAGAGCAGATGCAGATGCTGTTTATAATAGATGGTAGGTTGGCCGAGCGACATCAAGTCCACGTTCCATCCGCGCTGCTCGAGTTCCTGTCGCAGTGTCTGCGCATCTGTATCCGATTCGTCACCAAAAGCAGGCTTGTACTTTTTCCATTGAGGGTCTCGCTGATTTCCTGCACGGTCGTAATGAAGGAAGATTTGCCGGTTACGCATAGGCGCAAAGAAGTTCTGGAACAAATACGCTAATTGAGGTTGCTGCTCGGGCCAATAGGTGTAGATATCCTTCAGCACATGAAATACAGTACGGTCTTCGTTATACTGGCCGATGACCATTGAGGTGAACGGTCCCGGGTCATAACCGATATACAGAGGTGCATCGAGATTGCAGTTCTTCATATCGGCACAGGTGAAGTTCGCCTCTTCTCCTAACGAGAGCGATTCGATACGCTCGAGCTTGTAGGTATCCGATTCTATGTATTTCAGGCCGAAGTTACCGAAGAACATATCTCTGACGCGATTTTCTCGCACGGCAAAGATAGAGGTGTTAAGCGACGCTTTATCCAAGGTACCTTCCATTTGCTTTTGGATATAATCGGTACCAAGGATTTTTATATTGCTGAATGACGACGCCCGGAGATAGTAAATCGTACCACGCCGTAACTGGGTAAGCATCGCTTCTATTCGCTTACAGTAATTCGTGAGCTTCCGGATGGCCGCCTCGTCATTCCGGAGTCGTGCATTCTCGAGAAGATAGTAGCGATGGTCCAACTCGAGCGCGATAGCCTGAATAGTACGAATCTTTTCCGGTTCCATCTTATCCTCGTACTTCAGAAACCAATCTTGGTCCGTTTCTATATTCGGTGTGGAGGTTGTACCGGTGGTACCCATGAAGTACGGAGAATCGTAAAAGCAGGTTGATTTGGAACGCATGGCCGGGCGCACATTCTCATCTACCACACGCTGCTTGATATGCAGCATCTCATCCATATACAGGTGCGCGATATTCTTACCGTTGGCACGCTCAGGCCGCTCACAGCTGACAAACTGAATCACGGTACCGTTGACAAACGATATCGTATTTTTCCAGTCCGTAATGAGTGTGCGGCATGGTTTGAAGTGAGCCGGTGGCCGTTTACCGATGCAGTAATACATATCCTCTTCGTAATTATCGGTGAAGAACTCCATTATTCCCGGTACCAGATTTTCGAATATGGATTTATAGGTAGAAGCCAAGAACACCTGTACCGAACCGGGCATGCTATTCTGCACGCGGTCGATACGAGGTCCGAGAATATGGGTAGTTTTTCCGGAACCACGGCCAAGCTCGAGGAACATATCCTGTGTGTCGGCCAGCAGCGCAAGCGTCTGTACCGCAGAATAGTACTGCTCGTCGAAATGCTCCTTATTTATTATCCGCTTCTTCATAGGCGATATCTTTTAGTTTCGTCGTTTCGGCCGCTGTTTTTATAGCCATATACTGAAAGCTATAGGAAATTTACCGGATAGGTTCCATGACATAGAAGGGCTAATAAATCCATCTATGTAGCGTGGCATTGGATTAAACTCATTGCGGAACGCTGCCAGTTGCGGTGCCTGATAGATGTCTATTTTCGAGAACGAACAAGTAAGTACCGGCATAACTTCGTACATGATACGCATAAGAAAAAGCGCCGTAGCATCGTAGGTTACAGGATAGGTGTACCTTGTGTACCATGTCTTTGATTCTGCCGGACATTTGAAGAACGGAGGATTGGTAAAGACGATAAGCCGTCCTTCCTGATACGAACGTAACAATCCGTCATCCGGAGCGGTTTCGAAGATATTGTCATCATTGCGCAGAAAATCAAACTGCCATGCCTTATATCCTTTGCTCTTTAATATCTCTACATCTTCCGGTTCGAGCGTTGAGGCATATTTCTCGCAAGTGGCAGGTAGTGCATCGAGCAGCGCACCTTCTCCCGCAGCGGGGTCGTAGAAAACAAACTCTTCCAAAAACGGACATACACGCCGAATATATTCCACGGCTTTGTCAGCCCACATCTTAGGAGTATAGAAAGCACCTGTCTGTTTACGGTGCTCAGTGGTCATTTGCATACTATTCCGATTTATTCTGTTTCCTCACAAGCGACATCCTCTATACCGGCTTCCATCTCCAGCTCCTTCAGTACCCGCTCCTTGTCTTTGTTGGATAGGCCGGACTCTTCTATGAGTTGTTTACCGCGCGCTATGAGTTCACGCATACCGGCGCCGCCGAGACCAAGGCGCTCAGCCTGTACATCCGGAGAGACTAACATCCGCTTGAATTTGATACGCTCCGGGTCCACACGGCCGGCAGCTGCTTTCGTCCGGTACTCACAGGCTATCTCATAGGAACGGCGCGCCGCCTCGAGTTCACCATTCTTCTCGCATAAGTTGCCGAGCTTATCCATCTTATCGGCATAGAACTCCAGCCATTCCTCCGGACAAACATCCATCTGGGAATGCACATACGATATGCTTTCGGATACACGCCGGCGAGCAGTAGCTATACTAATCCGGGGGAACTCCTTCTGTAGCTGTATGGCCGCCGACATAATCGTACCATCCGATTCGGGTCCGGTGTATATCTCGTACGCCCGCGATATCTGCAAAATGTACTGTGCCATCTCCGGAGTGGCCGTACCTAACTGCTCGCCATTCGTCTTCTGAATGATATTTACGGTTTTAGGGTCGAGATTTCGTATTTGCTCGAGAGTTGTAGCCATATTGTTGAAATTGTTAATAACCTGTTAATAACCGGGCAAAATCATATATCCGTCCTTTTTCGAATCGTGACATGCACGAGAGCGAACCAGCGTGCGCGGACTTCGGAAGCAGACACATTCGTTTCGGACATTTTTCCGGCCTATGCAAAGGACTGTCTTTTAGCGTTTTGAATCTATGCGATTTGGGTATGTACCCCAAAAATAGCCTGTTTTTGGACAAAAACTTGGACATTTAGCCCCTATTCTATCCGTTTCACATCGTAAATTCCATTGTTCCACGCAAATCTCGCGCGCGCATACGCGCGCTCATATCATACACACGCACACACAGGCGCGAGGCAAAAACATGCAAATTTTTTCGCAAAAAATTTTCAAAAATCCACTCCTACACTCCCACACTCCTACAAAGCGTCTTTTTGACACCCTGCGAAATGCCGTATTATTATTATATAAATTATTCATTTTCAATAAATTATATATATGAATAGCGCTATTATTTGCTTTGTAAAACTCTTGTAGGAGTGTGTGGGAAATTGCGGGAGTGTGTAGGAGTAGCATTTTTGGCGCTGCGGGAGTTGTGGGAGTGTAGGAGTAGCCTCCTCCCACAATGTAGGAGTGATTTTCGGGCACTCCTACAAAATTTGCATTCTAAAAATCGCTGAATATAAGCGTTTTACGATTTCGGCCACCCTGTTTTGTGGGAGTGTGGGAGTGTAGGAGTGGAAAAATCGAAAAATTTTTACAAACATAAATTTTTTATAAAAAAGCGTCTTTTTGCCCTATTCGCTATCCGACAGGCTGCTTTTCGGTGATGCGTTCCGAAGGCGTAATGTCTTGCTGTTTCGCCGGCACTTCGACGCGTAAACCGAGTTTTATCTTTTGTTCCACGGCATGCGGGAAGTTGAGTTGAATAGCGCGGTTTATCTCCTTGCACACGAATTTCTCCGGATACGAGAGCGCATTGAGGTACACTACATAATTGTAGTACACATCGGAGCCTGACTTGGATATCACGCCGTCATTCTCCACGTTGGTAATGGAGCTGCTGATGCCGATACCGGCCAGCGTCACTTTGTCTGCGCGCTCGTCGTACTTAATCACCGAGTCAAAGTAGTCTTTAAATTTTGACGGGAAGTCCACGAACTCCCAGCCTTCCTGACCGACTTTGGTAGTGGCGTACAGTTTGCCTTGGTTCTTACCTTCTCCGGATAAGAGGTTGGTAATCTTCTCCAGCTCATTGGCAATCAGGTCATCGACCATATTCTGGTTGAAGGCGTACGGTTGCCTCTTCTCCGTATCCACGAGCTTCACGCCGCGGTACTCCCATACCCATTTGCTATCCGCGCTGCCGAGGTTCTGGCTACAGAGCGTCTTGAGAATGTCTGTATGCGTAGCTATCCACGCTTGCGGAATCTTCACATGCACATGGGCATTGAGGGCATTCTTCAGATAGCTATTCAGATATCGAGGCGTGAGGTTGGATGCCTTCACCCACTCGCGCAGTCCGGCGAACCAGTCATTATACGCGTACACCCATTTGCCAAATGACTTGGAGCTGTTAAAGGCAATCGCATTCGGGTACTTGAACGGATTGGCGGGGTCCAAACGGTTGTATATCTCGAAGTCCACGCCATTCGAGCGCAGCATCCAGTCTCCGACGGCCACGAAGGCGCAATCCGTTTGCTTGATACGTTTGCGAATGAAATTCTCTTCCGTCGCAAGGCGTGCCTCGTCGGCTCCGACATAGCTGAGGGCGAGAATAGAGCCGCGCTGCATGGATGGAATGACACGGCCACGCGCAAAATGGTACTGCGTGACGCAGGTACGTACGCGGTAATAATCAGAGATTAGCTGACGCAGGTAATCCTCGTAGCTATCGACGCCGTACTTCTCCCAGCTATCGAGCCAGTTCTGAATCTGCTCGTCCTCTATCGGTACCCGCACCTTCTTACCGTCGATGACCTCTTCACGATAGAGGTACGGACCATGACCGTAGAGGAAGTCCTCCTGTTTACGCAGAATGCCCGGTAGCAGTTTGTTCTCCCGGATGAGCGCATCCACTTCCTGCGGATACAGATTATGGAACTCTCCCCAGATAGGCACATGATATTCTCCGACGGTGACGCATACATTTTCGCCGGTGTACGGCCGATACAGACGCCGGTACCCGTCCAATCGTTCCTGCTCGTCATCGCTCAGGCCGTCGATGGTGAACATGACCACATCGCCCTTCTTGGAGCGTGCATATCCGAGACCATCGCCAAGGAATGTCGTTTCAGCACCCGCAGTGCTTACTGTTTTTTCTTTCTTCATAAGATTGTATTATTCAAGTGTTACTTCATACCAGTCGTTTCCGAAGCGCACCTTTGTGATGAGGCGTTTGCGGCACTGCTTCGCTTCTCCGGTGTCAAGGTCTGTGAAATAGAGGAATCGGTCTGTACCGTCAAACTGACGCCCGGTCGTCTTTTTGTTGCCCGCCGCATCGACCGGCCGTGACCGGAGCGTGCAGCGCTCCACCTTCCGGAGTCCGAAAGGTTCTCTGGAGGCGTAGAACATCAGACCGAAGTCCAAATGTGCCTGACGCATCAGTCTCATGCGCTGTATGGCCGCTGACATTCTCATTCCTTAATCACCTTCTGCATCAGTTCATGCAAGCGCTCCGAGTTCGCCAGATTACGCTCGATGGCGGCGCGGCGCTCTTCAGACAGTTTGTCCTTCTTCAGCTGGGAACGATATCGCGTGATATTGTTCTTGATATTGGCCACCTGTTTGATAAATGCCTCCGGGTCTTTTGCCTTCAGTGTGCGCCACTCGCTGAGCTTCTTACGGTCAGCCATGAATTGCACCGCAAGCGGATGCTTACATGGGAAGATACCCGTATCTTGGAATACCTCGAGTTCGTGGTGTGCCATGCGGTTGCGGTCGTCAAGTTCAGAGATGGCCAATGCCTTCTCCGGATATTGGTCCACTTCAGCGCGGAGCGCACAAAGCTTCTGCCATGTATTCACGCGCTCGTCGTACAGTAGAATCGCCAGTTGGATATCTTCAGACTGGTTATTGGTCCAGTCTATCCGGGGAAACTCTTCGGCCTTCAGGTTCTTTTTCGGAGCCGTTTGTGCCGGTCCAACCTCGGCCTTACCTCGGCGCAACCTCTGCTGATTGTCGGTAGGTGATTCCGGGCTAAGCGTGATATGCACCGGAGTACTTTCGCGCCACTTCAAAATTTCCGTTTCATCGACCTTCTGAAGCATCTGATAAATCATGCGGCGGCAGAGGCTCGGACGGTTGACGCGGTTCACACGCGCCAGTTCGGCCATGAGCGGATGATGCGGGAAGAGTTGACCGAACAGCTCGCGGTCTTTGTCGAAATGCTCTTCAGACGCCAACCTGTCCTTTATAGCTTGGCGTTCAGCAATGGTATAGTTTGCCATAACTACGATTTTTTTGATTCAACATACTTGTTGATGGCCTCCAGATACTCCTTCAGCTTTTCGGTACCGACGGCATCGACGGTAGCCGCGGCGAGTTGCATGAGGTCGTCTATCTTGTCCTCGTCCTTATTCTTACCTTTACGGGAGTTCTCGAGTACGGATACGGCCTCTATGACCAGTTCACCGATGATGACTCCGATGGAGAGAATAGGAATACTGAAGACAGGCAGGAACTGCGCGAGTGCCGACAGTACCACATCGAGCAACAAGAAAGCAAAGAACACCGCGAAATACTGAAGCAGCTTTGTGAGCGTGCGTCGCATACCCCACGATGTCGTGTGTTTGACACCGGCGCGTTTGGAAGCAGCTATGCCGCTGACCAAATCGACGCCTGCAAGAATAACTACCAGCAGCCATGCAAACATCATTACCGCCAGTTTGACCATAAATCCATGGATGTCTCCTTCCATGAGGGCCGGGATGAATAATAACAGGTTTGTCATTTCGGATATAAGTTTTAAGTTGTTAATCAGTACTAATCGAGTGCAAAGGTACTACTTTTTTTCCAAATAGCAAAAGACATGACTTTGCGGCCCGAAAACGGGCATTTTTGGAACGAAATTTGCCGTTTTTTGCAGGAATTTTCCAAAAAACGACCATTTGTTGCATTTTTTTGCCGAAAAATTTGCACATGTCAAAAAAAAGCCGTACCTTTGCATCGCTAAAGTAAAAAATGTGTGAGGGCGACCGGATGAGTTGCCGCAAACGAGCGGCGTTTTTTATACCGGTTATCCAAATGAATTGTAGAATCGGATACCCCGTGAGTTGGCTGTAATGGCCACTCGAAGCCTTCACACATAAGACTTTAGCGGCGGGTAGTATCCGATTTTTATTATTTACGCTTAAAAACTATATATTATGTGTAAAATTTCAAAGAGCGTCGATGTTCACGCCATCAAAGAGCGTCTGGAGCAAATCATCGCAGAGCTTCCGAATGTAGAAGAGAAAGTAAGAGCTACCTTGGTAGATGACGAGCGTTACATAAGTGTGACGGCCGTCATCGGTAACAAGGTGCTATGTATTAACTTCATGCAATCAAGAGAGGAGGAGTAATAGCCATGTTACGCGAATACTTTATGCCGGAAGAACCGGAAGACAGCCGGCCGATACCCCTGCAAAACGCAGAGCTGCAATCAGCGATGGCCGATTGCGCCGAAGTACTTCAATACGTACCCAATGAGCATCGCAAAAAGCTTGTGTTAGCAATCGGCTCTATGGCCAGCACGAGCGTACTTATGGATAAGATACACGACGAGTATATGCACGAGTACGAGTTGACACACGGTCCTCTAAAACATAAGGGCTAAAACCCCGGCGGAGGTTGGAATCCGCCACGCAGATTTTTATGGTAATTTTGGGGTGCACTTCGCTGGGAAGCGAGGTGCATTTTTGTTGTCAAAAAGTGTGTCTTTTGCCATTTCAAAAAAAAGTTGTACCTTTGCACTCGCTAACGATAAAACTCGCACGACTTCAGGCACAGCCCTCGTATAGTGCTACGTTTTACGCTACGCTCCCCCCCAAGGATTAAAATCCTCGGGGACCCTAATAAAAAAAAGATATGTGGACCAGCGAACAAATATGTAGCAGCGTAGTACTTTGCCCGGCTAAATACGTAGCCGCGTGCACGGATACCAACTTCCTTGCATCGGACGACAGCAAGGTAGTAACGCTGCGTAGCCGTGGCCGCGCACAGTACAACCGCTCGGAGAAGAATGCCGACGGCGGCAAGCTGCTCGAGGAAGATATCACCTTTACCTTCGAGGATAACAGTGTGACCGCTGCGCTCCGCAAATCGAAATTCAAATACTGGGTTGCGCGCGTATATACTATAGAAGGATACACGCGTGTGATAGGTTCCTTACGATACCCGGCCGTGCTCGAGCTGGAAGGTACCGACACCAACGACACCCTGACACTCAAGACAAAACAAGAAGTATAGACCTATGAATAACCAAATTATCAACGAGCTTCGTACATCGTCCTTGGCGATGATACAAGCAGGAACCGCAGAGATGGAAGCCGTGCTGCATGAGGCGCAGCGGCCCGCGTCCGGATACCCGGAACTGAAAGCCGTACAACGCGCGCAGACCGACGGCGATATCTGCAACGTCTTCAATAACTCCGGATACTATGCCGAGCGTATCGCCATCATCAGCATCACCGGCATGATGATGAAGTACGCGCACTTCAACTGGAGCATGGAAGACCTCGATTGGATAGTTCCGGGCATCGACGACATCGCCTCGCTGCTCGAGTACGCGATGCAGAGCGACGAAATCGACGGCGCTATCCTCGTGTTTAACACGCCCGGCGGTACCACGCAATCACTTATCCGGATTGAGGAGGTACTGAAGAAGCGTACCAAGCCTGTAGTGGCCGTCGTGGACGGCATGTGCGCCAGCGCCGGTATGTACGCGGCATCTCTTTGCGACCGCATCATCGCGCTCAACAAGATGTGCAACGTCGGCTCCATCGGCGTGATGGTACAGCTCGTGGATTATGGCGCCTTCTACAAGAAGCAAGGTATCAAGATTATCGAGATTTATCCACCGGAGTCCTCTGAAAAGAACAAAGCTTACCGCGACGCTATCGACGGGAAAACGCAGACCATGATTGACGAGGTACTGACCCCACTGGCTGTCAATTTCCAAAGCATAGTGAAAGAGCATCGTCCGGTGGATGAATCCGTCGATGGCGTGCTGTCCGGAAAGATGTTCTATGCTGAAGACGCTATCAAAGCCGGCCTGATTGACGAAATCGGCAACTTCGATACCGCCGTAGCCGCTATCCACGGCATCAGCTCGGAGCGCAAAGAACTCGCAAACGTAATGTAAATCCGTCACAAGTAACTATAGTACTAATCCTTTAACTTTTTTTCGCAATGAAGAAATGGCAAAAAAATGTAGCGGCTATCCTCAAGACGATGGGCTTTAGCCGCGAGAAAGTAGCAGCCGGAACTATTTCTGCGGAGGAGTGGAAGCAAATCGAAGAGGCTTATCAGAAGGAGCATGGCACGACCTTGGCCGATGACAAAGCCGCTGGCGAGGACGCTGCTGACCCCGACCCGGAACCCGAACCGGAAGCTACAGCCGCTCAGATGAGCGACGAAGAGCGTGCCGCGATTGCGGATATGCTCGGCGTTGAGCCGGCACAGGTTGCTCAGGAGCCTGTAGCTGCTGCACAGCAAGCCGCACAGGCTGCACAGGTTGCACGCCAGCAAGCAGCTGCTATGGCTGCGCAGAAGGAGCCGAAGAAACCGGTAGTAGTCGCTGCTATGAAGCGTGCAAACGTTTTCGGCGGTGCCCACACCGCTACTCACCTCTTCGGTATCGAGCACGAGCTGTACGACCGCTCGAAACCCTACAACCAGCTGACCGGCGCTTCGGTTCTTACCGGCAGCCACCGCTCCGCTGACGTAGAGGCCGCTCGCAAGGACTTCTTGCAGCTGAGCCAGATTGTCACCGAGCGTTACGCACAGTTGCGTGAGGCAGGTGCGCTCGCAAACCTCACCATGGCCGCATTGGCTTCCGGTGAAGGCGTCATCAACATGGCACCGCCGACGGCAGAGCTGGGCGAGTACCTTGTTCGTCGTACCGACGCGATTATCGCGTACTTCAAGTCGATTCCGACCGTCCGCGGTACGCTCTTCCCGGTTCACTCGAACGTACAGAACGGTGAGGTAGCCATCAGCGCTATCATCGGCGAGCTGTCGCAAGGTTACCGCGCAGGTCGTATTTTCAAAGGCGGCATGGAATTCCAAGCCGACAAGTACAAAGTGGACGACCTGATGTTCAAGTTCAACTTCACCGACCTCGTACAACTCGAGAAGGAGTACATCGGTTGGATGAACAGGAACGAAGGCTCCGCTATCATCAAGTGGACCTTTATCGAATGGGTACTCGTTCATTACGGCGAGCAGCTCATCAAGGAGCAGAACGAGCGTGACGTCATCGGTACCCGCGTTCCCCAACAGAACGTGAAGGCTAACCCGGCCAACCTCGCAGCTGATGGCGTACTGCGCGCTATCATCCGCTCCATCCACCAGTACCGCGTTCTTCCGTTCTGGGGTATCGGAACCTATGACGCCGACACGATGCTCGACACTGTAGAGGCGTTCGCCGATGCCGTAGTAGAGAAACACGGCAATCTCGACGACCTGAAGATTTACCTGAACAAGCGTCACCAGCGCTGGTACATCCGCGCGTACCGTGAGAAATACGGTAAGGATGCCGACTTCACCGGCGCAACCGCTACGCTCGTTGACCTCGACCCCGCGTCCATCGTTTGGGTACCGAACTTGGGCCTCAATGACTTCTTCATGCTCGCATCGGAGGAGGGTAACATTGAGCTGCTCGAGGACAAACCGGGTGAGATGCTCAACTTCGATTTCACAACGGAGTTCGAAGGCGTGGCTGTCAAGAGCCGCTGGAAACAAGGTGCTCATGTCGTTAAGGCCGGTGCCAAGTATCCGACGCAAGCGGACCTTGTAGCTTCCAACTTCGCGCATCAGTTCATCTATGTGAACGCTCCGATGACGGCGAAGGCACTGGCTGCAACGCTCGATTTGAGCGCGAACACCCTCTTTATGATAGAGGGCGACACCGCCGTAACGAGCGTTACCGGCTACGCGGCAGACCGTGTTATCACGCTGTACGCGAAAGAGGCAGGCGTCAAGCTGAACAAGTCGGGTGCATTCTCGAAGATTAAGTCCGACTTCACGGCTGTAGCCGGCGGCGACTACATCGAGGTTTATCCGGAACTGGAGGATGTAACCGAGACCATCGACGGTCACGAGGTTACCTACACCCGTCCGACGGGTAAGTTCCTCGAGTTGGACCGCTACGTGACCAGCGCGTAAGGTAATGGGCTAAGCGGAGTGGCACGGTAATGGATGCTGTGGCCCTCCGCCGCCCGATTTCGTTTCACATTTTAACTACATACGATTATGGTTAAGAACATCAAACGTAAGGACGTTGACGTTAAGTCGAAATCCGCCAAGTACTCGTTCATTATGACCCTCATCGAGGCAGCCATCATCGACTGGGCAGCTTTGGCTGCACTCTGGGCAGCCAAGACCGGCGCGAAACTCACGAGCCAAGTGCCGTATCTGACGCTCGAGTCCGGAGACAGCGTCGAGAACCACACGCTCGTACTCGAGTGCAAACCCGGTACGATTGTGCCGGTCATAAACGCCGGTGAGGCTCCGCAAGACGGAAAGGCCGATATTACGGGTATCGTGGAGGGTATCGACGAGCATACACTCCAGATGGCGTACGAGAACCAAGGTAAGGAATTGGTAGCTATCGTAGAGCGCTGCTCTGATGGCACGAAGTTCCTCTTTGCGAACCCGTGCACGGGAGGTTTGACCTTCCAATACCAGACCATCGGCACACAGGATGGTGGTACCGCCGGTATCAACTTCACCCTGAGCGGTGGCGATTGCCCGGAGCCGATGGTCGTGTACGCACCTGCTGCTGCACAACAAAGCTAACAAACCCGCCAAGGGGACTTTGCATAAGTGTGTGTTTTTGGGGAAGGGAGGGCCGTCCGGTCCTCTCTTCTTCGTGTTCGGAACACCCCGATTTCGGAGCGCAAAAGCGTGTCTTTTGCTATTTGAAAAAAAAGCAGTACCTTTGCACATAAATTCATAGAATTATGGCAAAACTAACAGACGACCAATTACGATTCATCATCGACATAGAGGCGACAGGCGCCCAAGGTCAGATTAACACCTTATCCGCAGAGATAGGTAAGCTGGAGAAGCAAAACACATCTCTTACCGCTTCGTTATCCAAGGTTAACAATGAGCTGGAGAAACAGGAGAAGAAACTGGCAAAGATGGAAGCCGCCGGCAAGACGAACACGGCCGCGTACAAACAGCTGTCACAATCCATCGAGGCTAACCGGCAGAAACAGGCACAGTTATCCTCCCAGCTGAAGCAAACGCAGAACACTCTCGATAAGGACCGGGAGAAAGTGGCGCAGTTCACATCCTCACTGAAGCTCAATCAGATGACGATGCAGCAGCTCCGTGAACGCGCCTCGCAGTTACGCAAGCAGTTGGATATCACAAGCAAGTCTGCATCTCCGGAGACATTCAAGCGTCTATCGAGCGAACTGGCGAAGACAGAGGCGCAGATGGGCCGGCTCGGAAAGAAGAGCAGCATGGTAGCCGATATCTTTAAGGGTACATTCGGCGCCGGCATTGCATACCGAGGCATCATAGCGCTGCTCAATACCATCCGTGACGGCATCGGTACCATTACCTCCTTCGAGGCCGCGAATGCGTCGCTCGCATCCGTTATGCGTACCACGCAAGACGGCGTGCAGCGCCTGACGGCCGATGCCAAACGACTGGGAGAGATAACCGAGTACACGGCAGCGCAGGTAACAATGATGCAGACCGAGTTGGCAAAGCTCGGTTTTAACGAACAGGAAATCCTCGATTCCACGCAGTACATCCTCCAGTTCGCCACGGCCACCGGTTCGGACATACCCGCAGCGGCACAATTAGCCGGCGCAGCCCTCCGCGCATTCGGAGGCGAGACGACCGAGACACAGCGCTATGTGAGTGCGATGGCCGTTGCTACTACCAAATCGGCGCTAAACTTCGAGTACCTGCAAAACTCGATGAGTACAGTTGCGCCGGTAGCCAAAGCATTCGGGTTCACCATCGAAGACACCACCGCCCTTCTCGGCACACTCGCTAACAGCGGATTCGACGCGTCATCGGCCGCCACCGCCACACGTAACATTCTGCTCAATCTTGCAAACAGCTCCGGAAAGCTCGCGCAGGCATTGGGCAAACCGATAACATCGCTGAGTGAACTTGCACCGGCCCTTCAGGAACTTCAGGAGAAAGGCGTATCACTGAACGAAGCGCTGGAGCTGACCGACAAACGCTCCGTGGCCGCTTTCGAGACCTTCCTGAACGGCGCAAGCGCCATCACGGAGTTACGCGACAGCATCACCGGCGTAGGCGACGAACTGGCCGCCATGCAGCAAACGAAACTGAACAGCGTAGAGGGAGCCTTCAAACTCCTCCAGTCGGCATGGCAAGGCCTGATGCTTCAGTTCTACAACAGCAAAGCATTCTTCAAGGACGCCATAGATACCCTGACCAAGATTGTCAGCGGCATACGCACGGCCGTCAAATGGATACAGGATAACACCAAAGCGGTCAAGATATTTTTGGGAGTATTAGGCCTCTATTTGGCCACCGGCAAAGCCATTACGTTATGGCGCGCAGCTGACATTAAAGCCATCATCGCACAGACGAAAGCCAAGATAGCCGAAGCAGCCGCCACCGTATCGGCCAAGAACGCCAACGAATTACTCAAAAAGAGCCTGATGTCTTCTCCATGGGGAGCCATCGCCATCCTCATCACCGGCGTAGTGACGGGCCTCATCGCACTTGTGAAATGGCTCAACAAAGCTTCCGTAGAGCAGGAAGCCCTCAATAACACCCAAGAGCGCGCCAAAGAACTGGCGGCGCAGCACACCGAATCCGTACGCGCCGAGAAAAACGCGCTGAACGCGCTGGTAGGCGCCATCGTAGAGACGAACGACAATGAGAAGTTGCGCGCAGACCTGATTAAACAGCTCCGTGAACAATATCCGGAGTTCCTGAAGGGCGTGAAGGACGAGGTGCTTACCAACGAGCTGCTGAAGGGAGCATTGGCCAATGCCAATCACGAGTATGAGCGCCGAATCGCGCTGATTAACGAACAGGCCCGGGCGCAGGCATACCAAGAGACTTTGGTAGAGCTGAACAAGACCCTCATCGAGCAGGAACAGGAACTGACGAAAGCCGACAGCGACCGCAAGCAGAAAAAGGCGCGCGCCGCAATTGAGGAAACGCAAAAAGCCATCGCGGCGATGCAGAAAGGGTACGAACAGGCGGTAGTGAGCGTCAAGAAGGCAGAGCAGGATTTGGAGCACTACAATTCACTCGAGGGCATGTCCGCTCGCATGGATACGCTCATCGACACTATCGCAGAGAAGCGCCGAATAGCCGACAAACAAACCGCCGAAGAGCAAAAACAGTTCTATACCAACCAGGCTAATCAGCTGGAGAGCGAACTGACAGCCCTTACGCTTCAGTACAACGCCCGGAAGGCCGAAGCAGACGAGCAGGCGGCCGCCAAGAAACAGCAACTGCAAGAAGAAGAGCAGAAACTCACAGACGATGCGTACAAGAAAGCGTTCAAGTCCTTGCAGGATTCTTACGCCGCCCGGAAGGCCGAGATTATCAAACAGGAAGCCGCGATGACCATTACCGCCGAGCAGAGCAAACGCAAGCAGCTGGAGTTAGCCAAAGAAGAGGCCGACGCAGAGCTGGCATTCGCGCGCAAGCATCATCAGGAGACCGGCGATTTGCAAGTCAAGGCGGCCAATGCCACCATGGCACTCAACCGGGATAACTACTCCCGGATGGAGAAGGACCTTCAGAACTGGCTATCCGACAGTCTGCGCGATGAGCAGGAAGCGTACGAGAAAGGCGAAATCAATCAGGAGATGTATAACCAGAATGTGCGCGACCTCCGTGCGCAACATCTCGCTTACCTCCAAGAGCTTATGGAGCAGTACGGCATGGATACCTCCGACCTCTTCCGGAAGATAACCGAGAATGAGATTAAGAACCGCAAGGAAGCCGACAAGGAGATTCTTGAAGCCGCCAAACGTGCGCGAATAGAGGCGCTGAAGCTCAATAAGCAAAACGAGCAGAATGAGTTGGCGCTACTGGAGAAAAAACGCCGCCTTGGTCTGTTAACTGCTACTCAATACGAGATACAGCGCCGGCAAATTACCGATGTATATGCCAAAGAGCGCTTGGGTATAGAGGAAATCTACTACGAAGCCGTCAAGAACTTGGACGCGCAGACAGTGGCCGCTGCACAACAGGCCGTGGCCGATGCTACCAAGGCGCTCGATGAAACATTGCAAGACCGGCTCGCGAAAGCCCGCGAGTACACCAGCGAACTACGCGATATCTTCGCAGAGACAGCCGCTGTGTGTGGCGATACATTGGGCGGCCAGCTTATGCAAAACATGGCGAACGCTATGGATTCCATCGCGCAATTCCAAGAGAAAAGTGCAGCCGGATTCGAGAACGTAGGCCAAGCCATACAGGCGCACGTGCAGATGATAGGCAGTGTCATCAGCCAAGTTCTCTCGAGCGCAGCGCAGATATCGCAGGAACTATTCGAGATGGAGTTCAGCAAACTCGAGGCCGAGAAGCAGAAAGAGTTGGCCTTAGTGGGCGACAATAACGAAGAGCGCGAGCGTATCGAGCAGGAATACGCAGAGAAGGAACTGGAGATGAAGAAGAAGCAGGCCGATGCTGATGCAGCCATACAGAGCGCATCCTTATGGGTAAACACCGCTATGGGTATCGCTACTGCGTGGGCCACATCTATGCAGTTAGGACCTATCGCCGGTCCGATTATGGCGGCGATTCTATCCGGAGCCTTATTAGCTACCGCCGCCGTCCAAGAGGCAAACATCCTCGCCAAGCGCGACGAGATAAAGAACCAGACGCTCGATAGCACCAGCTCCGGAGGTTCATCCGGAATCAACAAAGGCGGTTCCGAGTCCGTTACCACCATCCGTCCGGAATACCAACCCGGCAACCGCGGATACAGCGACGGCGGTTACACCGGCGACGGAGGCGTACATGAGCCGGCCGGCATAGTGCACAAAGGTGAGTATGTCGTTTCCCAAGCCGAACTCCGGAACCCGTCTGTAGTGCCAATGGTACGCGCCATCGAAGGTGTGCGTCAGAGCCGCAAACACGGCCGCGCAGGCGTGCACGGATTCGCTGACGGCGGTTATACCACCGACACCGGAAGCATGTCCGAATCGGTATTAGGTATCATCCAGAGCCTTGCAGACCAAGTAGATGAGATGAAGAGCAAAACACTTCACGCAGACATCAACTACCAGACCTTCAAGACTACGGAGGAAAAAATGGATAACATCAAAGCAAAAGGCAGCCTATGACCATCGTTTTATTAGAGACAGGTAGCAAACTCGATTTACCGCTCAATCTCAAATTGAACATAGAAATGACCAGCCCAATCTTTTCGAAGGCCGGTTCTATGTCGTTGCCGATATCCTTACCGCTGACGGATAAAAACAGGAAGCTTTTGCAGTTCCCGGACCGTCTCGATATCTACGATTCCGAAGAAGCGGTCATCCGGGCCATCCCGGATATATCCGTGATAGTGATGCAGGGCAGCTGGCAGCAAGTGGCCACCATGTGTATCTCCGAATACTCAAACGATGCCGTCGAAGCCACGCTGTACTTTAACGAATCGAATATCTGGAGTAAGTTGGACGCCGTGACCGTACCGCAAGCGATGGCCGACCGGCACTTCGGAACCATTCCGGAGTACTATAACCAGCTCGAGTATTACCGCGCACAAGTACTGGCGCAATTCTACGACTACATGATTCCACCCGGCTTATTCGGAACCGATTTGAACACTTGGCTACTGGCGCATGATTTCATTGTGGCCGCCATGAAGACCAAAGACGGATGGCTGAACGAACCCGCGTGTGTCAAGCGTTATGTGACAGGCAGCTTAAACAATTGGACGCTGCATGAAGAGCTGATGACCAAACAGCACACATACGACGGGAACACCTACAAAACCCCCTGTCTGAAGTCCGAGTATGACTGGTACACGACGACGGAATGCTACGGAAAAACAGCACCGAGATATTACAACGAAGACCACACATACATAGTGGGCTACGAGAATAAAAACAAGCATCTATACTGCACCGGATTCTTACGGCTGGATGTCGTCATTAAGCAAATCTTCAGCTATCTGGGATACACGCTTAGCTATGACTTCACTACCTATTGGCCGTACGCTTCAGACGGACTCGAGGTCATATGGAATCAGATAGTAGTGCTCAATAATACCATGGACGCTATCTATCCCGGATACATGCCGTACAGCGCGCTGGTACCGGAAGTTAGCGCCAAGGAGTTTATTGCCGCCGTGCAGGCGCAATTCGGCGTGGTATTCACACTACAACCGGATAATAAAACCGTCAGAATGCAGTTCACGGAGAAAATCCTGAAGCTATTCTCGAAAACTCGAGATATAACGGCCATGCGCAACAAGCAGGTAGCATTCAACTCTTCTCCGGATTACATGCCAATGGACGAAATGGATAACATCAAGGCACCGGAGTACCAGTTGGATGCGTGGAGCGAGTCACTCCGAGATGCCATATGTATTACCGATGGCATAGACCCCGCCACTATAGATTATAACTACGGACAATGTTATAGCTTCGAACTGGATGGCGTATGTCAGCGCACATCCTCCACGCGCGTAGGAGATTCCGACGAGACAAAAACATCAGAGTGCCCGCTTGCATTTGGCGTCTGCACGGAGATGTTCGACACACAAATACTTACTTCTCCAGACGAAATTTACCAAAGCTGCTTAATCGAATATATCCAAGTTTGGTCCAGACTGTCACCGGAAATAGAAGAATCCGACCAGTTGTATGTCAACACTACCAATCATGGTATATGTAACGAGTTCAATACCGAGTACAACACCATCGCGGAGAATTGCGACAAGATTACCATCACCACCGTTCTACCAACCCTCGAGGCGAACCAATTCGACTTCACCACGCCATCTATAATCCAAGGTAGATTGTGTTGGCCAGCAAAGCTTCAATACGAACTCGAGAACAGCGACAAGCAGCATGTTACTATCGAATTTATAGCCGGAAGGAAGCTGTAAAATCGTGTCTTTTGCCATTTGAAAAAAAAGCAGTACCTTTGCACACAAAACAGAATAACCATGTCAGTAACATTAAACAAGAAACCGGCAGGCGTATGTTTCACCGCAGACGGTGTATCATACCTCGTTATCGACTCAAACCCGACATCCAATGCGCCGAGAACATTCAGGTTCAAGCTTAGCGTGGAGTCTGATTCTGCGCCCGAAAACGAGTATATCACCGTCGATTTGGTTTGCTATCCGGAGAAAGGAGAACAGGGCGAGAACCGGTTCAATATCGACCTGACCGATATCATTCTGGCACACACCGGAAGATATCACATCTTTAGCTACGGCGACGCTGAGATATTCGGCTATGCTACCGTGCAGCTAACCCACATTGACGGCGTAGCATCCGCGCTGGATAGCACGGAACATTTTTGCCTTCCGGGCACATCCGGAGGGCTGACACTCACCGGCGTGATGCCATCCAACAAACACCCGTTCCTATTGGCTCGAGGTGAAGAAGAAGGAGCCTTGCACTTCTATCGTTCAGAGCTGGAAGCAATGGAGGCGATATTCGCGTATGTAAGCAACGAATACCACGAGTATAGCATAGACACTGATAGCGAGGAGGCCGACCAAGCCGACTACACAGAAAAGATGATTATCATACCCAACTGCTACAACTTGTTCGGCATATGGCTCGATGGTAATAGCTCGTCGCCGTTCAAGATTTATGCAGAGACAAACATCCTGATGCTGTACTACCATTGGTATGACGAGTTCCTCATTAACTCCATCTCCATCCAAGACGAACCGGACACCGACGAATCATACCTGATTCGATGGACGAACAGCATGGGAGCGCGCGAAGCACTACTGCTGACCGGCGAGCTGCAAGATATATCTGAAGTAGAAAATCAAGACCCCTATATCACATCTCAATCGGTCAACCTCACGAGAAGGTCCTACAAGCGCCGCACCGTGACCACGAAATACAGCCTGCAAACAGGCTACCTGTCGCCGGCGCGCATCATCGCGCTGAAGGATATGCTCACAAGCGATTCCGTAGATATCAAAATAGACGGCGAATGGGTGCCGGTTCTTATTACTACTGACACTAAGCATGCCGTTCATCAGCGCGAGCCGGAGACATTCGAACTGACAATCGAGGTACTGAAGCAGACCCGATTCCAGAAGCCGAACCGCACCGTATATCCGCTTCCGAGCACTCGCGACGGCCTGCTACAAGACAACAGCGGAAACTTTATTTTGGATAACAACTCAAATACTATACAAGAAAATGAAGTTTGATTCACAATATCCGGAGCAGGTTACTCTGGAGGCCGGCGATATGCTACTCATCGCGGCCAGTCAAGATGGCAAGATAATGAAAGTATCATTTGAAACCCTTGCCAAAAGCATACAATTATACTTGAACATTGTTGATGACAGCTTGTCGTTTACTTCTGAGCACCCGGTTCAGAACAAAGTAGTCACGGCAAAACTCAAAGAAGTTTACGACCTCGCGTGTGCCGGTCTTTAATCATTATATTATATGGAAAGAGTATATACCAGTTATTGGGCATCGGGACATCAGGTAAAACTCCTCGATGCATCGGAACAGCTCTCGGCTATCACCGTCGAGAATGTGCGTGTGATTATTAACGAATCACAGAAGGAAGTGTTAGCCAGCTCGATGAAGAAGGCGAACATCACAAATGTGGCGTACAACAGCCCGAATCACGAGGTTGTCATAACCCTTAGTGACAGCACCCCGCCGATTACCCTTGGCGACAAAGTAACTATCAAAATAGATATGGGTAATGACCTCCGCGATATAGCCGGCAGCTGCATCATTGAAGACATCGCCGACACAGGCTTACCCGCCGAGAAGGCCAACGGACTTTGCGGCATTCTTGATGATGGCGACTTTATCGTAGATGACAGTATCGACCCCGGTTCACAACATTCCGGAGAATACAAAATAGGCGATATCATCAAACCTACCATATACGACGAATCATCCGGCACTCTATCTGTAGCCAAGACGGTATCGGCTACGGCCACCGACCTGAAGTACGACGAGTTATACCATAAAATATCCGGAGTAACCGCGTATATCCAATGGGAGGCCGGCCGTTACTATCGCGTTACCGGCATTCACGATGTCTATAACCAAGACGGAACCGAGGTAGTAATGCAAATCTTCACCTACGAAGAACTTGCGCCGGCCAACATCACCGAGCTTCTGAAAGAAGCGGCGGGTAGAGCCATAAAAGCTACCAGCTCAGAATACGCTGCATTCAAAACCGATATGCAGAGTAAAATTGCGAATATATTAACCCCTATATCGGAATAACAACATGAAAGGTAAAAAGATTTTAGCGTGGGAATTACTACTCAATAGCTATTTCCCAAACTTCAAGTCGCTTATTCAGGCGGCAAAAGAATTGGCAAAAACTAACGGTGCCACAGAGGACCTCCCGACATGGACTTGCACACAGCAAGGAACACTCACAAATCCGTATACAATAGTATGAATGACGCTTACAACGCAGACCGTACCATGACATTAGGTATGGCCGAAGATTTGGTACTTATGGCCGTTAATTCCGTTAAGGAATGGACCATGAATAATGTCGATAAGACAGAATTAGTAGCCAACATTAAAGCTAAGTTGGATTTATGCAACCGCGAGGTAGTCGGAACCACCGCTGCGGAAAAATGCCAGCTGTTACTCACGAGCATAAATGCCATCACAACGGCATTGCGTAATGCTGGTGCTATTATTGCAGACGACACACCATTCTCGCAATTTGCCACACTTGTAGAGCAGATATCGGCAAGTGGGTATGAAGTCTGCATCCTTGGCAAATCCGGTACGCACTATTCAACAAACCAATGGAATGAGTACATCGCCCAGCACGGTACCGAGCCTGAAGCCGGCGCAGTGGTGGCCGTCATCACTCCATTCCAGTCATTCGTCATCGGTTTACCTCCTACCGACACGCCACAAGCATATAAGACCCTGCAATGGGGTAATACAACCGACAATGTAACAGGCCTATACACCAATCAGGTAGGGTCCTTCCTTGATGTACTCCAAAACAGCCTGAACTTCAAATCACTTGAGAATACCTACAGAATGCTGCTATGGTACGACCCGGAGGTATTACCACACTGCAATTACGACCCGAACGACCCAGATAAGGATTATGGAGCATATGGATGTATCCGCTTCGCTACAAAGGCCGAGATGGAGGCTTCCGGGCAACACCTTGTGTCGGAGCAGCAAGTGTATATTGTAACCAGCGACGAAACCGACAACACCGCCAATCAGTGCTATTACTGGAATGGCAATTCGTACGCGCGCAGATTCGAGGTTCCTCGAGTAGCAAACAATATCACCGGTTCGCCGGCCGCTAAGTATGCGTGGGAATATAAAGCATATGATGGCGATACGCGTCAGTACCAGCTGCCGACTATCAATCACGGCCTGATGATGTATGTGTACTACAACCTAATCAACGCATGCCTATCCACATTAAGTCGCAGCCCTCTGCCGACGGGCAGCCTGTGGACGTGCCAGCAGAACGTTGCCGCTGGCGCGTGGTTTGTTACGATTCCGTCGGCGACCGTTAACGGCAGTTACAAGAATAATGTGTGTGCGGTAGTGCCGGTTGCAGCATTATAAATTAGGTGAAACCTCCAGCCGTGCGGAGGCACGGCAACTGATAACAAAACATTTACTCCAATGCGGCATAATAGCAAGCACGCCATAGAGAGACCCATCATCAAGAAATGCACGCTCTTATATGAGATGCTTCTTGATGGCAAGAAGAAAGCGCCTCGGGATATACAGCACTCCATTCTTGATTCCACAATCAAGACGGCACACGTGCTGTATATCCAAGCCTTTCGTCAGGCAAGAGGCAAAGATTATCTGAAGCGAGCAATCGAGACCCTCGAGGAAATCCAAGCAGATATCTATCTTGTGATGCTTATGCATGGATGGAGCAAAGATTTTTGCGCGAAGTTAGACGTTATGTGTGATGATATCGAGCAATGTCTGTATGCGTCCGCTAATGCCAACGCGCAAAGGGCCTGAATCGTCAAGTCCACGGATGAAGACGAGCGCGCTTACTCTTTATAATGGTGTCGCCACTTGCGATGAAGACGAAAGTCCGCAAGTTATTTCATCAGAGCGACATAGCAATCGCAGCACTCTGCCGACGGGCAACATGTGGACGTGCCAGCAGAACAATGCCACTAACGCGTGGTTTGTTACGATTCCGTCAGCGAACGTTAACAACAATAACAAGAATAATGTGTATGCGGTAGTGCCGGTTGCAGAATTAGAACGAGTAGCAAGCCAACTATTAACCGCAGAGGAGGAATGTTTTGCCAGCAAAAGCCATAGGATGAATGCGACCCTATATCACTTTCACCTATCGCGCATATGTAATCTTGCATACAGACTGATAACAAAAACGTACAGGCCAGACCCGAGTGTATGCTTCGCACTTACATATCCAAGGCTCCGGGAAGTATTTGCGGCAATGTACGTAGATAGGATTATTCACCATCTTATCGCCCCGTTCATATTGCAGGTTACTGAGAGCCTACATATAAGCAATGGAAATATCAGTCACGGAAACCGACCGAAATTATCCGTCCAAACAGCGGCCGAACAACTCCAGCAATGGATGCGTGAAATGCCGGACGGGATGGTAATTACGATGGATGTCCAAGGATTCTTTATGAATCTCGCAAGGCAAATGTCCTTTGATATATTTGTACAGTTTTGCAATCGCTTTCGCCCTGTAGGCTATTCTGATGACGAAGTAGAGCAGATGCTTCTACTACTTCATACGCTTATTACAAACGACCCCGCAGACGGATGCTACTTGCATAGCCCGATGGCATTATTAAATAAGATTCCGAAAAACAAGACACTACGGAATAATTCCGGAAAGGGATTACCAATCGGTAACTTTTATTCACAGCTGATTGCTAATATGGTATCGGCCATCTGGGGAATGATGTTATTATACATCCGTGGAGTGCGAGTAGTGCAGTTTGTCGATGATATGGCCGTCGTGGTGCGTGACTCGAGCATGGTGAATGCCATCAGGGTAGCTTCGGCATGGATTTTATCCGGGATACAGCTCACGCTGCATCCTAAAAAGTTCTACTGTCAGCCAGTGAGACACGGTGCATACTTCTGCGGTAAATATGTATTTACTAATCGAATATACACCGCAAATCGCACAATCAGAGCATGTAAGGGAAAGATTCATCGAGCTATCGAACAGGGAGCATTCGTGGAATCAGCGCAGCGTCTGTTATGCTCAATCAATAGTTATACCGGAACAATGTGTCACACGGCATCATTCAACTGCCAATTACTACTTGCATACATGGTTCTTAATAGCGATTTTTGCAAATATCTGTACTTTATCGAGAAGAAGAATCATCTGGTATGCCAGTTATTCCCGGAGTACAAACCGGCAATGATAAGCAGAAGTAGGATGGATGACATAGACAAACAATATAAACAATTTAAATATGAATACCGTAGTAAATCAAAATGTAGTGCCAAGTAACTCGCCGCGCAAAGTGGTGTTGAGCAATGGCTTATTGTATCGTTTTGGATTCGAGCAAATCGCCGGCTCCGGAATGAGTAAAGTTGGAGAAGTGGTATATCCTGTTATACCGCCAGTAGAGAACCTTCGCGCCGTACAGCAGGAGTACTGTCGCGTACATAGCATCGACGAGCCGTTCAATCCAGCTGATTATGGCTTCGATAAGTGACGAGGTGATATATCAGGCACCCGGACTAAGAATCTACATCGAACACGGGTGCCTGATAGCAGATTTTAATAGACACACAAAGTCTGATGACAAAGAAACTCAATAGCACAATATGAAAAAACCAATCACATACTACGCATTGAATATATCGCTATTGGCGATTATTGCGTTATACATTCTCCTCGCATCCGGATGTCGTTCGGTTCAAGTCAAGGAGCAAATCAACTGGCATGACTCCACCGTTATTAACTACAGAGATAGTATCGTATGGATTTACCTTGACAGTGTGCGTATCATCGAGCATCATGTTATGGTAGTCGATAGTTCAAATCTGGTTATCCAATTTGGCCAAGGCGGTGGAACTTACAACGCCAAGAGCGGAGAAGCTACTAATGTAAGCGGAGTACAACATAGAGAATCACACCACGAGCAGCGCGATAGTACAAACTTTTATCGTGCGCTCGCATCCGACTACCGCCATTCCAATGATAGCCTATCCAATCAAATGGCCACTCTACAATCTAACTACGAACACGCAAAGAAGAATACAAGAACAGGATATGATAGATTTTGTAGCTGGTGGTTCTGGATTACGGCTATTCTGCTTTTGCTGAAGGTGGCATGCTGGGTGTGTGAGAAGATTCCGGTCACTGCACCATATGCGATTCTTATCCGGAAATATGTACCATTCTTATAAGCCGATAGCTACACGGCTTTAAGTTGTAGCACAGTTATAACTCAAATCATTGGAAAGATGAAGCGATTTCTTTTCTTAGCGATTGGACTCCTTATGTTCGTCGCGATGGATGCAGCTCCAGCGTATGACGTCGGAGTGAAGCAAAGCACCTCGAGTGTGCAGTATGTACAGTCCGAGGTGCAGCCGATGGAAGTGGTTTTCGTTTACGTAGCATCTACAGATGCCATCGAGGCGACCACCCCGGTCATCAGCTCTGATTTCTTCTATCTGGCTATGCCGATGGAGACTCTGGAGCAAGTGTACAAAATCGAGATGCCTGTATTTCGATTATGCACCCGGTCTCAAAGAATTGTATCCAGCTTACACACCGGATGGCGCGGACAGCTTAATTTACCGCCCAATAGGTACGACAGGGTATGATTCAATCAAGGTATGCGTGCTTGATTGCACGCATGCTTACAAGTTTTAACAACTATATAAAAACTATCTAATATGTACACATTACTTATCGACAATGGCCACGGAAGCAATACTCCGGGCAAACGGTCGCCATTATTAGAGGATGGCCGGTCAAGACTTTATGAATGGGAGTTCACACGCAGAGTAGCGCAGCGTATCGCAGAACTGGCACCGCAGTATGACATTAAAACGGTGATTCTTGTCCCGGAGGATGACGATATAGCTCTTTCCACACGCGCGGCGCGCGCGAATAATTATATAAGGAGTCATCAGGGTGAGAAGTGTGTGCTGATATCCATCCATGGTAACGCAGCTGGTAATGGTAACTCATGGATGAGCGCTCGAGGATGGGAAGCATGGACCACCGTTGGTAAAACCAATAGTGACAAACTGGCAGAGCAGCTGTACAACGCCGCGCGCAAGTTCTTCCCGGCAGACACGAAGTTCCGAACGGATAGGCGCGATGGCGATGAAGATAAGGAGAGTAACTTCACTGTCATCTACAAAGCAGCGTGCCCTGCCGTCCTTACGGAGAACTTCTTCTATGACAATCAGGATGACTGTAGATACATGCTTTCTTGGGAGGGCATCGATGCTATTGCGCGAGCGCATTTGGCAGGAACCGTTTATTACTTCACCATGTAATTCTATCCAATATGAAACAATATACCATCGCTGAGCGTCAGGCCATCAAAGACCAGCTGGCAGACGAGAAATACTTTCGCGCAGATTTAGAACTATTACACCGTAAGTACCCACATCATGTGCTGCTCGATGAGTGTAAGCGCGTAAATAGTCTGAACCGACTGTCATTATGCCGTCGCATTATCTACCTGTTACTTACTCGAGCAACCGTAGAAGATATCTTAAACAACCGGAAGTCCTATCGCGTATATGAAGAGGCAGGAACCAAGTCGGGATTTGTACGCGATATCACGGGTAAGTTCAGAGAGAAAGTATCCGGATGGATGAAGTCTGTGCGGAAAATTATTTCGCGTCCGCAAAGCTAACCTGCATCTCACGCACCCGTTCTATCATCTCCACGTCGATATGGTCTGCATAAATAGATGTGGTGCTGAGATTGTGATGCCCGGCAGCGTGCATAACAGTAAGCTCATCGACGCCGGCATGTAGCATATCGACGATTCCGGAATCTCGGAGGCTGTAGATAACATACTCATCCGGAAGCTTCAAATCCGCGCGCATATCCATCCATCGCAGCTGTACACTTTTAGCCCCGATAGGTTTAGTTCCGGGCCGGAACCCGGTACTGAAGAGGTGACTGTCTGCGCTGTGTGGATATGCGTTAAGATATTCCCGGATACGCTCTACCAGTTCGTCGCTTAGCGGCGCATGGCGCATCTTCCAGCATTTCGCCTGCTCTTCAGGTATCTCTATATAATGCTCGTCGAGATGAATCTGATTTACCAAGCAGCGCCGGATTTCTATCGGCCGCATCAGAGAGAAGTACACAAGCTCGATGAATATCAGTAGCGCCGGGTCTCTATCGCGCAGATAGTTAAAGATGATTGTGCGCTGCTCGAGTGATATCACCTGACGCTTCTTAATCTCCTTCTTGCGCGTCTTAATGAGTTTGAACGGGTCCTCTTTACAGTAACATTGGCCGATGGCCCACTCAAAGAAGAGACGCAGCTGCTTCAGATAATTATTGTACGTCCGGTTGGATACACCGCGCTCTTCTCGAGCGTACTGAAGGAACTCGAGTGCGTGTACCCGGTTGAAGTCAATAATCTGACATCCACATAGGTTGCTATTCACCCATTCCTTCAGGATGCTGCATGTACTGCTATATGACACATAGGTTGCATGGCGTACTTCTGCCTTCCGGTCCTTCAGGTATAAATCCACCACATCGGCCAATTGCGTATAGAACCGTGCATTATTCTTTTCGCCGATGGGCGACCAGCCGCCGGCCAGTTTCACGTTAATCTGATTAGCGATGCCTTCAGCAAAACGTAGGAAATCTGCTTTACGCTTATAGTTCTGCCGGTACTTATTCAGTTTTACGCGATGGCGCATATATTGATTAGTACCGGGATTGAATATAGCATACACTACATGCACGCCGGCTGCCTTATCCTCATTTACAAACGCAGGCTTATACATCGGCTGTGGTATGCCGGTGCTTTCATTCAGATGCCATACTGGAGATGGATTTTTCTCTGGAGTAGTTACTCGAGAGGCTTCTTTTGAATTTTGAATACGCATTTTTTTTAATGGTAATTTTCTTTAGCGACACGCCGAAGATAACTACCATTACATAAATGCTATTTTTTCGTGCCCGATTCGTGCCCGGTTTTTCGCCTTCATTTGGCGTTTGCCCTGCATTTATCGGCCTTGCGGAGAGTGAGGGATTCGAACCCCCGGGACACGGAATGCGATATCGAGGGGATAAGCGGAACTGCACTCTGAGCGTAAATAGCTACTACGGAAGCAGTTATCTTCAGTATGTCAATTTGTCAATTCGGGCGATTTTAGCAGCAAAATGCCCGATTTATGCCCGATTTTCTACACCTTATATATAACACGGGCGTGTGTTATACATGTGTACGCGCATATACTTGCATATGTGTGCGGGCGTGCGCCGTCTCATGCGCATAATACGCGCGAGACTAATACGCGTGCGTGAAGATGCACATAAAGGCTCTGCGGCGCTCATTTCTTAGACTTGGCAATCGCCTCCTTCAGCAGCTGCATAAATTCGGTAATCTGCTCGTCCTTAGCGCGCAGCTGCTCCATATACGCGAGGCGCTGCTCACCCATTTCCTTAATGAGCGCGCCCATGTCTCCGGATACGACTTGCGCGGTTGAGTTTGGACCTGTGGCCGTAGCGTTACCGTTGCCTTCAATAGTGATTCCTTCCACGGCAGCAGCATCCTTAATGCGCTTTAGCATTTGTTTGGTAATACGCTTTGAGCCGTTAAGGAGTTGGGATAGATACCCCTCATCCAGCTGAACCAGTTCCGCAAACCCTTTTTGGTTTTTCACCTTACCTTGTGCTTGGGCTAAAATCACCAGATTCTTCAGCTCATCCTGCTCTTTAGTTTTCGCTTTCATATTTCACCTATTTTTGTATAATAATCGCGATTTATTTGAAAAATCGCAGAAAATTTGATTTTTTTTCAAATAAAATTTGCATATTCAAATTATTTATACTATCTTTGCACCGATTTTCTAAAAACGGAAAATAAAAAGCGCAAAAAATAAATAAATTTTTCGCAAAGTTACAATAATTTTCCGAAATACGAAAATAATTTGAAAGAAAAGTGCAATAAAATTGAAAAAAACTATGGATAACCGATTAGAAGAGCGGGTTACGACGAGAGAAATGCCTGCTGTAGAATTTTTGAAAACTTCCGGAGCGAGTGGCCGATTTGTGCCGCCACCTCCGCGCGGCTACGTTGAAGTGTTGGCGAGAGAGTTCAACGCTTCAACGCGTGCCGTGTCGATGGCTCTTCAAGGGCAGACGATGACTCGTCAGGCCATACAGATTCGGAATAAGTATATGCAGAAATATGTAGAGCCTTATCTGTAATGGCATTAGAGTTATACATACCA